CGTGTTGCCTTGAACTCCGTCGTCTCCAGTAGCACCTGTATTTCCTTGGACGCCGTCGTTACCCGTTGCACCCGTGTTCCCCTGCTTCCCTGTAGCTCCAGTATTACCCTGTACTCCGTCGTCTCCCGTTGCCCCTGTATTTCCCTGGACTCCGTCGTCTCCAGTGGCACCAGTGTTACCCTGAACACCATCATCTCCCGTCGCGCCAGTGTTACCCTGCTTGCCAGTGGCACCAGTATTACCTTGAACTCCGTCGTCTCCAGTAGCCCCTGTACTGCCCTGGGCACCATCATCTCCTGTGGCACCCGTATTGCCTTGCTTTCCTGTAGCACCCGTGTTACCCTGGACCCCGTCGTCGCCAGTAGCACCAGTGTTGCCCTGTACTCCGTCGTCCCCAGTAGCTCCTGTACTACCCTGATCTCCGTCATTTCCTTGATCTCCTGTTGCGCCAGTGTTGCCCTGGACACCGTCATCGCCAGTAGAACCCGTGTTACCCTGAACACCGTCGTTCCCAGTAGCTCCTGTGTTGCCCTGTGCCCCTGTGTCACCCTGGTATCCAGTAGCTCCTGTGCTACCCTGGTCGCCAGTTGCTCCTGTATTACCCTGAATGCCCTGATCTCCAGTAGCTCCAGTGTTTCCTTTGAAGCCTTGATTTCCTTGGTTTCCAGTGGCGCCAGTATTGCCCTGAAGTCCTGTCGCACCAGTCGCACCAGGGTTTCCGCCAGGCGCAATAGATACTAAGAATATGTCGTTATCCCCAACCCCGCTATCTAAGAAGCCGTTGAGTGGGGTCACCGTAAGCTTCTTGTGATATGAAGAACCATCTTCTTTGGCGGTTACAATAAAAAGCTGTCTTTTTGACGGCGTGCTCTGATGTTCGATTGACAACATGAATGGCACCTCCATGTTATCGATTGAGACGCCAAACAAAACAGCATCATTGTCAACGTCATCAAACGCTAAAAACTCCGTGCTCTGGGAGCCTATAACGTGAGAGGTTCCAAAGTGCCCTCCGACGCCAGGTATTCCTGGAATAGGAGCTTCGATATCTCCGTTAGAATTTGATTGGAGATAATATCCAGTATCAATCTGGAATCTAAAGTGCCTACTACTTTCTCCAGTAGCTCCAGTAAGCCCAGTAGCACCATCTTCACCCCTGCTTCCTTGACCAACAAAATCTACTGTAGCTGGGATATTAGTATCAGCATCGTAGTTGTTTGAAGAAAGTTCGGTTACTGGGAATGTATAGAATGGGTCTGAGTATGTGAATGTACCAGTAATTCTAAGCAGGACAAGAACTTGAGCACCCGAAGCACTTCTTCTTTGAATGATCAATACGCCGTGACCATCAGTACTATCCCCAGTGTTATCCCAAGACTCAATCCACGTAGAGACATTATATACGTCAGAGTCATCCTCATGAATCTTTACAGTGTTTGCAACGGAGTCATAGTAAATGTCTCCAACAGCCAACGAATCACTGTAGTCGCTACCCTTCAAAGAAAACTTTACACCTCCTCGCTGACCGACACCAGTTGCTCCCGTATTCCCTTGCTTACCAGTGGCGCCTGTATTCCCTTGTAACCCGTCGTCACCTGTCGCTCCAGTGCTGCCTTGAGCACCGTCATCCCCAGTAGCTCCTGTGTTGCCTTGTACCCCGTCGTCGCCTGTCGCCCCTGTGTTTCCCTGTACTCCGTCGTCCCCTGTAGCTCCCGTGTTTCCTTGTACGCCGTCGTCGCCAGTAGCACCTGTATTTCCTTGGACGCCATCATCACCAGTAGCGCCAGTATTGCCTTGCTTACCTGTTGCGCCAGTATTCCCTTGAACACCGTCATCACCAGTAGCTCCTGTATTTCCTTGCTTACCAGTGGCTCCTGTATTCCCTTGCGCACCATCATCTCCTGTGGCACCCGTGTTTCCTTGAACACCATCATTTCCAGTAGCACCTGTATTACCCTGAACTCCATCATCGCCAGTAGCACCTGTATTTCCTTGTACTCCGTCGTCGCCTGTAGCTCCCGTGTTTCCTTGCTTACCAGTAGCACCTGTGTTACCTTGGTTTCCAGTAGCTCCTGTGTTACCCTGCACACCATCGTTTCCCGTTGCGCCTGTACTTCCCTGGTTGCCGTCGTTACCTTGATCCCCAGTAGCTCCTGTGTTACCCTGCACACCATCGTCGCCAGTAGCTCCAGTGTTTCCCTGTACACCATCATCTCCAGTAGCTCCTGTGTTCCCTTGGACACCATCATCTCCAGTAGCTCCTGTGTTTCCTTGCTTGCCAGTAGCTCCAGTAGCTCCCTGCGCTCCGTCGTCTCCAGTGGCTCCCGTATTACCCTGGACTCCATCGTCACCCGTGGCACCAGTATTGCCCTGCAAACCATCATCGCCAGTAGCACCTGTGTTTCCCTGCTTGCCAGTAGCTCCTGTGTTACCCTGTACACCATCGTCACCTGTAGCGCCCGTACTTCCTTGAGAGCCGTCATCTCCAGTGGCCCCTGTGCTTCCTTGCTTACCAGTAGCCCCTGTGTTTCCCTGTACTCCGTCGTCTCCTGTTGCTCCAGTATTTCCTTGTACACCGTCATCACCAGTGGCACCTGTACTACCCTGGTTGCCGTCGTTACCTTGGTCACCTGTTGCTCCTGTATTACCCTGGACGCCATTATCTCCAGTAGCCCCTGTGCTTCCCTGCGCTCCATCATCTCCAGTGGCTCCAGTATTGCCTTGCACGCCATCGTCTCCCGTGGCTCCTGTATTGCCTTGCTTACCAGTAGCCCCCGTATTCCCCTGAACACCATCATTACCAGTTGCTCCTGTGTTTCCTTGTACACCATCGTCACCAGTAGCGCCTGTGTTACCCTGAGCGCCGTCATCACCCGTGGCTCCCGTGTTACCCTGAACTCCGTCGTCACCAGTAGCACCCGTGTTGCCTTGCTTACCAGTCGCCCCCGTGTTTCCTTGGACACCGTCGTCGCCAGTAGCTCCAGTGCTTCCTTGATTTCCTGTAGCACCAGTAGCCCCCTGAGCTCCGTCATCACCCGTCGCTCCAGTATTACCCTGAACACCGTCATCCCCAGTAGCTCCCGTGTCACCTTGGGCGCCAGTATTACCTTGAACTCCGTCGTTTCCAGTAGCCCCTGTATTACCACGCTTACCAGTAGCGCCAGTATTGCCCTGATATCCTGTAGCTCCCGTGTTGCCCTGCTTACCAGTAGCTCCAGTATTCCCTTGAACACCATCATCACCCGTGGCACCAGTGTTTCCTTGGACACCTTGATCTCCCGTAGCTCCCGTGTTTCCTTGTGCGCCGTCATCACCAGTTGCTCCAGTATTACCTTGAGCACCATCTTTAGACAGTCTAAAGTAGAAGCTGTTTCCTGCGGGGGGGGCGTCACCCTGAGATGTCAGCTGAACACCACCGATAATAGCTCCCCACTGAGTGATAGTAACAACTTCAATTCTAAATACCTTGAATACCGTCTGATCCTCGGTATAAGACACAAACAAAGTAAAGTTCGCTGCAAGGTTCTCGAACAAATCTTTAGACAGCCTTTGTAGAATATCTACATCATTTACGAGAATCTTTTTTATAGGATCATTCCATCCCTCATCGAACTTAAAGAACCTTTCTTCTGGAGCTATAAGTTCATCGGTGTTGTGGTCATACCTGTACTTAAAGACATGACCGTCATCACCCGTGGCTCCTGTATTACCCTTCTTACCAGTGGCTCCAGTATCACCGTGGTCTCCTGTAGCGCCTGTGCTTCCTTGCTTACCAGTTGCACCAGTAGCTCCCTGTGCTCCATCGTTACCTGTAGCTCCTGTATTACCCTGTACTCCGTCGTCTCCAGTGGCGCCTGTATCGCCCTGAGCTCCGTCGTCTCCTGTAGCTCCAGTGTTTCCTTGGGCACCATCGTCTCCCGTAGCACCAGTACTTCCCTGGTCGCCGTCATTACCTTGATCTCCCGTGGCACCAGTATTACCCTGCACTCCATCATCTCCTGTTGCCCCAGTGCTTCCCTGAGCACCGTCATCACCCGTAGCGCCAGTATTGCCTTGATCTCCGTCGTTACCAGTCGCACCAGTATTACCCTGAACACCATCGTCTCCTGTCGCACCCGTGTTACCTTGGACACCATCATCGCCCGTCGCTCCAGTGTTTCCTTGCACGCCATCGTCTCCTGTGGCTCCAGTGTTTCCCTGGACACCGTCGTCTCCTGTGGCTCCCGTGTTCCCTTGAACACCATCATCTCCAGTGGCTCCTGTATTACCTTGGACTCCATCGTCACCAGTGGCGCCTGTGTTTCCTTGGACTCCATCGTCCCCTGTTGCGCCAGTATTACCCTGTACGCCATCGTCCCCTGTAGCTCCAGTATTACCCTGTACGCCATCGTCCCCTGTTGCACCAGTATTACCCTGGTCACCTGTGGCCCCGTCTACTCCATGAGAAGTGAAGAAAACAACAACAGCCTCATTTTCTGTAAAATCGGTTACATCACCAGCAAGTTGAGTGGCTGAAAAAACGTATGTCGACGCACCGTCTCCTGTTGTTTCTCCTGTAATCTTTAGTACAAGTAGGTCAGCTCCAGAATTTGCATTTTGAATATATACAATTCCATGACCAGAACTTGAGTTCCCGTTAGTCGTCCACTCATCAAGAAATGCTTGTTGAGATACTAAGTTCTCATCTAGTCTAGAAATGCGAAGTTGGTCAACGCCATTGAAGTGAACCTTAGTTCCTTCGTCCATATCGACAGATCCAAATCTATACTCAAGACCACTTCTTTTTCCAGTGTTGCCCGTAGCTCCTGTGTTACCCTGGGCGCCATCATCTCCTGTTGCACCCGTGTTACCCTGCACGCCGTCATCTCCAGTAGCCCCTGTACTACCCTGGGCACCATCATCTCCCGTGGCTCCCGTGTTGCCTTGAACACCGTCATCACCTGTAGCACCCGTATTGCCCTGTACGCCGTCGTCTCCCGTGGCGCCAGTGTTACCCTGGGCACCATCGTCCCCCGTAGCACCAGTATCTCCATGGTCACCAGTAGCACCCGTATTACCCTGCTTCCCTGTAGCCCCTGTGTTACCCTGAAGTCCTGTCGCACCAGTGGCTCCTGTATTACCCTGCACACCGTCATCACCAGTGGCACCTGTATTACCCTGGACCCCATCATCTCCTGTCGCTCCAGTGCTTCCCTGATCACCATCATTTCCTTGGTCCCCAGTAGCTCCCGTGTTACCCTGCGCTCCGTCGTCCCCCGTGGCGCCTGTGTTGCCCTGCTTACCAGTGGCGCCTGTATTACCCTGGACTCCATCGTCACCCGTGGCACCCGTATTACCCTGCGCTCCGTCGTCACCAGTCGCACCTGTATTGCCTTGAACACCGTCATCCCCAGTCGCCCCTGTATTCCCCTGCACGCCATCATCACCAGTGGCACCAGTGTTACCCTGGACGCCATCATCACCCGTGGCACCAGTATTTCCTTGCTTACCTGTAGCACCCGTATTGCCCTGAAGTCCTGTTGCACCCGTGGCCCCTGTGTTTCCCTGGACCCCGTCGTCACCTGTGGCACCTGTGTTACCTAGTTTTCCTGTAGCACCCGTGTTTCCTTGGGCTCCATCGTCACCAGTTGCTCCCGTGTTGCCCTGAGCTCCGTCGTCTCCAGTGGCACCCGTACTACCCTGGTCACCATCGTTCCCCTGATCGCCAGTTGCGCCTGTATTACCCTGGACTCCATCATCGCCAGTTGCCCCCGTTTCACCTTGTGTGCCTTGACCAGTAGCACCAGTGGCACCCTGAGCTCCGTCGTCTCCAGTAGCACCTGTGTTACCCTGTGGGCCGTCATCTCCTGTCGCTCCCGTGTTGCCCTGGTCACCATCATCTCCAGTGGCTCCTGTATTACCCTGATTTCCTGTAGATCCCGTTTCACCCTGAGTGCCCTGACCAGTGGCTCCCGTGTTACCTTGTGCTCCATCATCACCCGTGGCACCTGTATTACCCTGAACACCATCGTCTCCAGTAGCCCCCGTGTTACCCTGTGACCCGTCATCACCTGTAGCGCCTGTATTTCCTTGGACGCCATCATCTCCAGTCGCGCCAGTGTTACCTTGAGCGCCATCGTCTCCAGTAGCCCCTGTATTTCCTTGCGATCCATCGTCACCAGTAGCACCTGTACCTCCTTGATCACCAGTAGCTCCCGTATTACCTTGAGATCCGTCGTCTCCTGTAGCTCCTGTGTTACCTTGAAACCCAGCACCCGTATCACCCTTTTCGCCCCGAGGGCCAGTAGAGCCTGTAGCACCTGTAGCACCTGTACCGCCTTGACCATCGGCACCTGTAGCGCCCTGAGGTCCTGTAGCCCCTGTAGATCCGTCCAGTCCATCAGCTCCACCAGCTGGACCCTGAGGACCCACTGGGCCACGAGGACCACGAACACCTACGATAGGATTTGCTTTGGCAATGATACTGCCAGGCGCAACGACTTTAGCGTCGCCGACAGAAGTAACGTTAACCTTTACGGTCTTCGACTCCTGAGTTACGACAATAAACGGAGCAGCGCCACCGTCAGACTTGACAGTAACACTCGCTCTAACTTGCTCAGGTCCGTTTACAGTTACTTTAGGAGCGGCGCTTACCGATACTTTAACTGGCTTGTTCTCCTGAACAACTACTACTTTATTAGGAGTTGTTTGTGACATCCTCTCTCACTTCAAAGGTCCCGTAAAGGTAAGTAGTGATTTGGGGTGGGGTCTCACCGTCGCTGTACTGAACGTCATAAACGTAAAGGCCTGCGTTGATCCCTGCCATATTAGAGCTTGTGTTTGTGATGTCTAGCTTCTTTGGGTCAGAATCATTTACATCAACAGTAAAGTTTTCCAAAGAAGCGTCTTCAGAATCTACAGCTTCGCGGATAGTAAGAGTCCAAACATCATTGTTGTTTCCCTCACTATCGTCTGGAAGGTTAGAATCAAACTCCACTGCAAGAGAGAAGCTGTCTCCTTTTCTGCAAATGATGTCAAGTCGTGCTGCGGTATCTAAGTTTACTACGGCCATTATTCTTCGATGATGTTGTTTACGATTTCTTGTACTTGATCGGCTGGCTGAGGTGGTGTTCCCTCAAGCTCAGACCTGGTTCCTTGTCTTTGAGAGATAAGCTTGCTCTGCTCTACGGCTTGCTTCTCTACTCTCTCATCCTTTCTATCCTCCTTGAGTACTTCAAGTTTTTCTTTGAACTCCTGCTCTTCAGTTCTAAATCCAAGTGTAGCCTGAGCTCTAATCATTTCGATCTCCTTACGCATCTCATGCTCCATAGCAAGTCTTTGTATCTCAAACTGATGCTTCATCTGCGCCATCTGTGAGTCAACCTGAGCCTGCAGCTGGGTCTCCTGCTGCTTGAGCTGGGCCGCTTGCTGAGCTGACTGCTGCTGAACCTGAGCTTGCATCTGAACGTTCTGCTGAGCCATCTGCTGGTTTCTCGCAATACGCTTTTTACGGCGGACAATCAACAGCCTCTCGGCTTGGTTGACATCCTTGAGCTGCCTGATGGCAATAGCATCTTCGATGTCAAGCTCCTTCTGAGCTAGAGATGCCTGGATGTTTGCTTCGAGGTATTGCTTTTCAATATCCTCCATCTCTTTGACAACATGAACACCGAAGTTGAACATGACCAAGTCTTCAAATGCATTGAGAACCTTCATGTTTTCAGATCCAATGGCGTTCGTATAAGCTTTGTAGATAACAGACTCCTTAGGCAAGATTTGCAAGCACTTGACAATGTCAGCGCAAACCTTCTTAAAGAGAACCATAGAGGAGTTCGTAATGTCATAAATCGCATTGTTACCCGCTGCGATAGCTTGCTGACGCACACCAACCAACTGCTCACCCTTAGGAGTTGTGCCATCCATAGCCTCATTGATCCCCGTTGTGTCACGGATCATTCTGAGGTAGTGATTGTACAAACCAATAAACTCGTTGATGTTGCGCACAGAGTTTCCAATCTCTCGGATAGGAGGGTTCTGGAATCCTCCTTCTGGGTTCTTGCTTCTGTAGTAAAAGACACCAGTCTGCTCGTAGATGTCGTGAAGCTCAAGTGGTTGGAGATCCCCTCCCTTGCCTAGCTGCACATTCTCCAAGCCCTCAATATCGATGATGATTCCATCAGGCTTAGCCTTGGCTACCGCTTGCTGAATCTTGAGGTGTGTCAGCTGAAGCTGATCTGCAAACCCAATGCAGCTGTCCACCATAGACTTGGGAATGCAGTTTTCAATGTTGGTAGCTACGATAGAGTAAGACAATTCTGCACGAGACAAGTCGTGCATGTTCTTTGGGATATTGGTCTTGACACCGTAGTCAAAGATGTAATCGCAACCCATGACAAAGATTCCACCATAGATGGTCTCGATGTCAAGCTTCTTTGCTTGGCGATTAAACACCGTCTCCTTTGGGCCCTTGTAGTTTTCAGACTTCTGATAGAATCCTACGTTTCCGAATCTGCTTGTCTTCTGTTCGTAGTTCATTGAGTCCACTGACTTGAACTCGAAGTCAAGAATCTCAACCATGAACTCATCATAGCCATACTTAGTCTGCTGAAGATAGCTGTCGTATGACGTGCTATTCATATCTGCAGTCTTGTAGTTGTATGTCTTTGCTGCCTTCTGCGCAATCTTAGCGAGCTCTTCTTCTGCGAGCTGACCATTTGAAAGACGTCTAAGTTCAGAGATAGTGACCTTTCTAATCTCACCAGCATAGACAATGTCGCCAAAGTTTGGGTCCTGTGTATGGTTGTGAATCAGCTTAGCTGGATCTACATACCTGGTCTTGATTCCGTAGTTAGGATCATTGCTTCTTTTTACAGCCGCAATTCCAATAGACACCAGATCATTTACGCACCTTCTATAAACTGAATCATTGAAGTCGTTCCACTTTAGGGTCATGTTGGTTGCGATCTGAGCGGCAATCTCAGACGAAGCCTTCAAGTTTGTACCCATAAAAATCTCAGCCTCCTCCAAAGTATCTGGAAGATTATCGACATCGGCGATGTCCACCTTTGTCTTCTTCTTGATTTGCTGAAGCTGTTCTTTTGCCTCAACGAGAGCCTGCGTCTTCTTTCTTTCCGCGTCCTTTTCAGATGACGACAATGGATCTACGGCTTCAAGATTCGGATATGGCTCAGATGATAGTATCTTGTTAGTTACAATCCGAACAAACTTTGGCAAGATCGGCACTGGGGTGAAGTCAACATTCAAGAAACTTCCGTCCCCATTGTTAGGATCCATACTCGTTAGGAGCTGCCTGTAGATAGTAGTATCTTGAGTTCCCTGCGCATAAGCTCGATTTCGGTTGAAGATCTTTGATCTCTTCCTCATCAAGGAGTTGTCTTGCTCTACCGAGCCCCACTGACTTGCAATAGCCTTAGCATATTTCAAGCCATATTCCCTCCCTTCCTTTACAGATCTGGGCTGCATCGGATCGGGAAAGCCAGGTTTTTTGTTTGATTGCTTGCCGTACATCTAACCGCAAATATAGCAAAATCAGCGGTGGTAATGTTTTGGCTTGTATTTCCGAAAGAACTTCTTTTCAGTGAAGTCAGACTTTGGCTTTTCTTGCTTAACCTTTTGAGCTGCAAGTAGTGCAAGACCAGAGCTGATGGTCAAGTCAAACTTGGTTCTATTTGTAATCTTGTAGCCAATCCAATCTTCAAGAGTCTTGTTGAAGTACATGTTCCCTACCTCATCAGTCTCTGCCTTAATGCCAACGTGATTATGAATGTATGTCTCAATAGCATGAGCATGAGACTGAATAACATCAGTTGAGTTCGAAGGTATGCCCTTTGTCTTTACGTTCACCTTCGAGCTTGAGCTCGTCAAATGAGCAGGTCTATCAAGTAAGTAGTTGTCGTAACCTCTTGACTCAAAGTACCTTACGATGCCGTACTTGTTGTTCTCAACCAGCAGCGGGTATCCATAGTAGAATGCGGCCATGAGTACATCTTCATAGAAGATGCTTGCCAAGTCTGGGCGTGATGCATACTCGACCACGAACATGTTGGACGGCGCATGCATGTTGAACTTGTTGTATAGGTGAAGAGCTCCCTTCGATCCTCTTCCATCGACCGTCTGATCAAGGTCATAAGAGTCAACCCCACCAACACCAACATGACTATTACCAGGACTTCTTTTGCCTCTTTGCTCAAGAACTTTGTTTCTGTCTGCCGCATCAGGATGCCAAGATACGCGGAACCTACCATTTGGATCTGGAGAGAAAATAACTTCCTTGTCTTTCTGCTTCCACATAAAGTTTCCACGTACCACAGGGTTGGGATACATGTTGTTGTTGAAGTCTATCTGCTGATAGATCTTACCGATATTGAACAGACTCCCCTCGATACTGTCTCTGAAGGCCTCGTCCTCTGTAAACGGAAACTGCCTTACTACTTCGTTCAGCTCTGAAGGATCGTTCTTTAGGCTGTCCCTTTCATTCTTGAGATACGTCTTCGACCCAACATCGATGTCTTCATCGTCGATGCCGCGCACGGGACCATTTGGGTCCTCTGTAACTGCATTGCCATATTGATCGAAGAATCCTTCAAGGGCATCATAAGCTGGTATAAACAAGCGATAGAGGCCGCTTTTAGTCCTGCCGTTTGCATTGCGTTCATTTGGATTTGAATCTTCCCATAGGGCTTTATACTCCTCCCCACCTTTATCCATGGGGTTCACTGTACTACCTACAAGAGCCTTGCCAACTATGCGTCGACCGACAATAAGGCAGGTTCTTTCGATGCGCCATGCCTCACGTATGTCAACGGGCCTTTCCCACTTACCAGCCTCATCGAGGTACAGCATGTGCAGCTTCTCCCCGTCATAAGCGTTGTTGGTGGTGTTCTTCCAGTTGATAATGGTGTTCAACGCATCACCAGTCCTGGAAGTCTTGTTGTTCTTTGTGATTCGCTTAGATGGCTCTCGGAACGCCAACTCCATGCGAGGGTTCGTGGTACCGTCCTGAATAGGCTTGAAGAAGAATGGGTATGACTTGAAGATCGGAACGACCTTCTTCATGAAGATGTTCTCTTGTGAGTCTTTACCAGTCTTCGATTGGATTCCAAGAAGCTTGTCTTTAACCTGCGTAGCTTCGTCGACAAGAACAGAAGCACAGATATTAGTGTACCCAGAACGGCGACACTTAGTATAAAGCTGACCGATACAACGGGGATCAGCCTCGCACGCAGCCATGTGAAGAAAGATTTCACGTTGGAAGGCAAGATAGTAAGGATATCCGATATCAATCTTCGACCACTGGAGAAGCATGTAATGTCTCCCTGTAATGTACGTAGGCACGCCATTGTTGTAAAACCAAACACCGTTACGCCTGCGCTCAAACTCTTTTTCGATGAAAGGAGAAAAGCGCTTTCGAAACTCGGAAGGCTTTTCGAACCACTCATCCATACTTCTAATCCTCTGCAGTTCTTCAGGCATAGGCTGCCTGCGCCACATCTGCAGCTTCTTTGGTTTGTCATGGAAGAGTATCTCCGATCTGACTGGCTTCTTTGGAAGAGCAACGTCCAGCCCGTGGATCTCGATGATCTCTCCCATTCCCCCTTCAGAGTCCAAAACAATAACTTCATCTTTTAAGGGCATCTCTAGGATCTTTACTGTATCCGAAGCACTCGAAATCTTTTTTGTAAAACTCTAAGATAATGTTGTTCGACTCTTCGTCATCAAAGTGAGACATAAAGTCAAAAGAAAAATTTGACTTGTTCATTTTTGTCAAGTGCTTTACATCACCAAAGATCTTGCTTGACACATAGCTCCAATCCTCGTTTATTGATTCAAGACTTCCGATAAAATCAACTTTAATGTTTTCTTCTTTGTCGCAAAGAAAAAAGTACTGAGGCAAAAAGTGGTGATGTATCCTTCCGCTTGGATACTCTGGATACCAATAAATTTGCTTTTCGTATCCTATGTTCGGCCTCATTCTTTCTTTGACAAATCTTTTAAATCCGTTTGGGTTTTTGGGGTATGCGTTCGTAACATTTCTATCGTCATTGTTTGGCTTGTGATAGAAAGAAGATATGACTCTAGTCCATGGGTTCCTTACAAAAGCAAATCCAAAGTAATTATCAATAGACGGAACAAGCCTCTTTATTGTTCTGTATGAGTAATGAGCCAAGCCCCCGACATGCTCCTCCATGCTTGTCCCGCCTGTTTTTGGGACGTGTATGAAGTAGTAGTTTTTATCTAGGTTTACTACACTCATTTGTTTTCTAAGATTTTTTCAATAGCAGGTATGTAGTGCTTGGTTACGTGATCACTCCATAGATTACTCATTGCCACATCTTCATAAACGTCATCTACATACTTTTTCAGTTTATCAGGGTCTGAGTTCAACTCTTTAAGAATCTCAGCAGCCTCTTCTGAAGTTTCAAATGTTTTGACAGATGCGTACTTAGGAACAATTCCAACGCTAGTAGAGATAAATGGTATTTTTGCAGCAGCGCATTCTAGCAGTGGAGTAGGCAATCCTTCATGCGTGCTGGTGTTTACTATGGCGTCAAAATCGCTGTAGATGTATGACCCAGTATGAACACTCTTTCCAAAGCAAACGCCATGATCAAGGCCTGCCTTTTCTGCTATCTCCTTGAACAACCATGGCCTTTTCAGATTTACGTACTGTTCTTTCCTGTTGTTAGGGTCTATGACGTGTCCAATCTTTTTAATCCTGGTGATACTTCTTTTTGACCAAAACTCTGTGTCAACACCTATAGGAAGAACACCAGCATTGACGCCGTATGTCTTTTCTACAGAGTCGGCAGTATTTTTTGTGATGCCGAAGTAATTGTTCTGCAGATTTTTTTGAACTGGGATCTTTACAAAAAAGTGATTGTTGGAGTCTTCGAAGCTGTATCCTGGCATCTTTGCTAAAGAATGCCACACATACATTCCTTTTGATTTGTACTCGTAGGGAAGATTCACAACAATTTTTTTAAGGAGATCTGGTGGCGTGATAAACACATCACACCAGTCCAGACCCTCTTTTGACTCTTTGTAAATGCCCCAGTCGCAAACCTTTACATCGAATCCGTTTTTTTGTAAGTGCTTTTTCAGCATAAGGTTTATGCTTCCTATAGCCCATGACTTAGGACCAAACAAAGCAACCTTACATCTCATACCATCCTTTCTTTTCGTAAACGTTGTATACGTCCTCAAAGTATTTCTCATACTTAGGGGCAATGGCCTCAAGTGAAAACTTCTCACCCCTTCTTCTGCATTCGTCGTAACTAATTTCTTTATTGATCACTTTTCTTGTGGCTTCAACAAAGTCCTTAAAGGTTCTACATCTGTATCCAGTTACACCATCAATGTTGTTCTCTGCGAACGCACCCCAGTCTGTAGTGATGGTTGGAGTTCCACAAAGTAGGTTTTCGATTTGAACACCTCCAAACGGCTCGATATACATAGAAGGTACGTAACTACCCATTGCGTTTTTCATGAGTTTTTTTCGCTCCTCTACTCCGACGTATCCAACAAACTCAACATGATCTGGCCATTCGTATCCAGGCTCTGCATATTGATTTGCCGCCTGACCAGCGACCTTCAGCTTTAGCCCAAGTTTTTCCGTAACCTGAATTGCAATGTTCAATCCCTTCCCATCATAAACCCTTCCAACAAAAAGCATGTAGTCATCTCTCTTGTCTGGGCCTCGATCAAAATCTTTAAGGTCAAAGTAATTAGGGATCACTGTTTCATACCAGTCCATATTACACCTAGACACACTTCCAAGTCCTTTATATGCATGGAGAAGTGCGTGAGACTCAAAGATTTTCCATCGAGCCCAATGACCTCCTGAATACCCAATACCTGGCTCAACTACAATGCAGTCTTTGTCATGAGCGTTACAAATAGCACGAACACCACTGCCCCAGAAAGGCAGAATAAAGTCGTTCTTTTGCTTTCTCTTTCCTAGCTCTTCAATGCCTCTTCGGTAAAACTCTTGATACGCTGGGTCGTCATTAGAGAACTTAAACCACTTGCTACGGAAATCGTGATCTCCGTAAACTTTTTGAAATGTCTCTTCAGAAAGGACCTCTACGTTTTCATCGCAGATAGGGTTGCTACCCGCCGTACCGTAATGAATGATGTAGTGGCCACGCTCATGCATCATCTTGCAAAACTTGAGAACCTTTTGTGTATACGCGCAAGCAACATACTCCTCAGTCGTACGAGTATGAGGAAGGCCTAATACGTGAAATCTAAACTTCATGGGTTTAATTTTAGTAGCTACTACCTTGTTTATTCATTCTCCCCAAATTGGCAACGCCAACCCTTGGGTTCTTTACATCCATGTACTTACCGCATGGACACTTGATGTCGTGATAGGCGCCGTCATCTCCAAACTTAATTGTGACTCCGCTCTTTGATTCTTCGTGTGCTTTCTCGCACTTGCAAATATATTCTGCCATGTTATCGTCCTTGCGAAGCGTAAGGCTTCTTGTAGTTCTTAGATGTTTTACTCTTAGAATGCTTAGTCTTAGCGTGTACTCCTTTGCGTCTCACTTTGTTAGACTCGTACACTTGAATGTTTTGTTTAGCCATATTGATTTAATTAGTACGCGAGGAGGGACTCGAACCCCCAATAACAAACTTAGAAGGTTTGGGCATTATCCAGTTATGCTACTCGCGCGTTTGTTTAGAATACTCCTGCGTGTTTTTCTCTGTGGCAGTTAGAACAAAGTAACGAACACTTGTCCAATTCAGCCATGATCTTCTCGTCAAATTTAGTTCGTCTCTGATATCCAATGCCAAAGTCTTTCTCGTTGGGATCGTTGTGGTGAAAGTCAAGAGCGCAGTTATGAGCGCTGTATCCACACCTCTCGCACTCTCCTCCCTTGTAGTCAACGCACTTCTGCTTGAAGGCTCTACCTCTTTCAGTCCTTTCTTCGCAAACACAGGCCTTGCAGAAACCACTAAGCTTAGCTTTACCCTTTCTGTCCTTCCTGACGTAGTACTCTTCTTCTGTTTTGACGCACTTACAACGAGGACACTTTTTTTCTTCGCTCATGAGTTTTGATTCTGTGACAGTTTGCGCATCTTACTTCGCACTTTCGGATCTCTTCTTTAATCGTGGCGAGGCTGTATGATTGGTTCACCATGTCAGCTATGTTGTTCACCTTGCTTCCCTTTACGTGATCAAACTCAAGTATGATTGGATTTGATATACCACAGTCAACGCAACCGTACATCCTTTTAACCCTGGTGATAAAATCTCTACCCCACTTACGCTGGTTCCTATTGTAGGCCTTGGCTTTCTCTTTGTAGGCTTTCT